ACTGTTGGCCAAGGTACACACATGTTTAGTATGTGATCATAACCAATAAGAAACTGTGCCTCTGGAGAATACTTCTTCCATGGTGTCAGTTCAATCTTCCCTTCACCTGCATCAGATATAGAAAAAGGATACATTAATTTGTAACAAACTTCTGTATCCACGCCATTAACGGGTTCTATATGCTTTTGTACATTAGTTATCACCTCATCACCTGTTACCAGAGTGACTATGTATATAGATGGTTCATTCATAATTACACGTTGTTATCTTGGAACGCCTTCAGTAGAGCATCTAACTCTTCTTGTGTGTTTGCAAACTTCTGACTAATATCTGATTGAGGGAATACATCATCAGGATTCTTAATCTTATATGCATTAGCAATCTGTGTTGTAATTCTCCTTGACCATGTATTCAATGAATTGTCAGGGAATTTACCAAACTGATCAGCAGTATCTAAGTATGCCTTAGCTTCATTAGGTTTCTTAGTTACCATTACTCCATCCTCTTCAGCAGTTACTTCAATATCCTTGAAGCGTGTGGTGTAGAATGTAGGATTGATTGGGAACTTAACATCATCTGCCTCCTGACCATTATAATCTTGAGGAATTGCTCTTAATTTAGTACGATATGCAGTCCACATTGCTTTTGTAGCAGTATCCAAAGCAGTATCAGGCATCTGTGTCCAATCAGAATCATCTAATAGGAAGTTACGTATCATTTTGATACCTTCCCATGATACCTTATTCCACTTACCATACTGTTGATACAGTTATTCTTGTACCTCTTCCTGCTCTACATCCTGATACTCCAAATACTTTGCCTTTAATTCATTAGCAATATCTTGTGCTTGTGCTTCAGATGGTTCTTTCCATTCATATGTTGTCCACTTCTTATTAGTAGTGACACGATCATACACATATTTCTTTCTTTCACACCCATATGATCCATTATCAAAGTAATTGAAATGAATCAATCTATCATTATCAGTTGTCCAGAACGGATACAACTTGTTCTGTATATTTGCATTCCAATATGCTTCACTGATAGTCTGTGTCTTTCCATCCACAGTTATCATACGTTGAAGCGCATTGCATTGTAGTACTACACGAAATTCTGCCATTGTTTTAAGGGAGTTTAAGATACCATCCTGTCAATATATATTTATCTCGCGAAAATACAGTGTTGCCACGATGCACATGTGTCATATCAGCAGGCCAGATAACTATTGTGCCTATCTCTGGTTTAATTCTACGTTTTTGAAAGAGAAATTCAGTCTCTGCTTCACCATCTGGCATATCATTCAAGTATATCATCCATGCTAACTCACGATTTGATGCTCTAAAACTAGAGTTTTCGTAATGCCATGTATGGTAACCACCACCAGGTGATGTCTTCTGCATCTTAAGACCAATACAACCTAGTTTTATCTTAGATATGTGGTCGTATTTTATTCTATAATTCTCGAATGCTGAGTTAAGATACTGATAAAAATGCTTTGATATACCTATCTTTATGTCATCTAATATGATTGAACAGTCATCCCTACCTAACTTACCCTGCGGAAATTGCTCATGTCCTGCCTGTAGAGCACCATTAGCTTCAGTATACTTATTAAATTCTGCTATAGCATCTACACATAACTTCGTATTGACAAACTTACGATACACACCAATGAAATCTTCATACTCACCTTGTGCTTGGGCAGGATCTATAATATATCCCGACTCACTGCCTAACTCCATTTAATATGCTCGTATCATATACTTCACTAGATGATAGCGTGTTACGAGTGGAATGTCAATATCTGGTTGCAAACTTGGTATAACATTTAACTTAACAGCAGATGATAAGGTAAATTTACCATCATTTACAGTAATACCAGCAGAGTTTATTGGATCTCCCTGTGGTGGAATGACCTCTTGGATATATTCTACACCCAAATCAATTCTACCTGCTTGTGTCACGTAAGTTGTAACCTCACCTTCTGCATGAATCATAGTCACCTTACCAATACCATAGTTATCTTCATCTGCATTACCAGTACTTGCTCTAACTTGTCTTACTTCCATCAATAGATTAGAAACCCTGTAAGTAGTAGGAATAACTACATCCACATCCTCCCATGTAGTAGCACCACCACTAGTTGAGATAGTTCCAAACTTAGTATAGCTACCACCACCATCATTACTACCGAATAGTTCTAATGGTTCATTTGGTACTTCACCACCATTACTACCATTACCACGTACTACTTCAAAGCGTACCTTTTCAGTAACTGTACCAGCAGGGTTAGATTGACTAGCATTATATGCTATAGTTCTAGCCCAACGATTTGCTTCATCACCAAAGAATCTTAAGTATTTTTGTGTGTCAGGAGAAATGAATCCACCATTAGCACCACTACCATTACCACTGTTAACATAATCAACTGAGTCACTAGCAGCATCAAATAATCCTACTGTAGTACTTGTACCTGTATTTGGTGAGTCTGATGTAACGACAGCATATCCAACTCGTGCTCGACCATCTTCATTACCATTACCAACGATCATTGTTCCACCGTTGACACTAACACTAGACAGATCTTCAAGTTTCCATGTGAAATAGCAACCTGATCCACCACCACCTCCAGCATTACCGTAGTATGTGGTGTTCTCTTCAACTGTCAATTTAATATAACCGTCACTACCATCAATTTGTTGTCCAATATTTACATCACCACCATTAGTAGCATCACCTTGAGCTACTATACTCTGACCACTGACCAATGAAGATTGTCCTCTAGTACCACCAAATCCTGGTTTAACTGCGTTGGATCCATTACCTCCACCGCCACCACCACCGATTCCAGCACCAGCACCGACTCCACCGCCGCCACCTCCACCGCCTCCACCAGTACAAACGGAGTTACCTCCATTGTTACCAGATCCAGCGAAACAACCAGAAACAGATTGGAAAGCATCTTGAGAAGAACTTGGTTGTCCATTCATTGAGGATAACTGAGTACCATCACCAGCAGCACCACCGCCTCCTCCTCCACCAGCACCGATTAGAGGACCAGAAGGGATAGAGATACAAGAGGATCCTCCTCCTCCACCTCCTCCACCACCGCCAGTACCGTTACCACCGTTACCACCTTCAGAGAATCCAGCACCTTTAGCACCACCATTTCTTCCACTTCCTGCGGATCCACCGTTACCAACGTATAGAGTTAAAGTTTGACCAGCAAATGTGTTTATGTTTGCAACAACATGTTTACCATGTCCACCATCACCAGCGTACCAGTTAGCACCACCGTCTCCAGTACCACCTGATCCACCTCCACCACCTTTTAGTTCAGCTTGGACTTGGCTAACAGGATAATTATTAGGAATTTGATACGAAACAGAACTACCATTAGTACCTGATGTCCATTCAGTTACTACATTATTACTACCAGTATACAAAGTTCTCGATCCATTACCACCAGAACCACCGATCAACGCTGATGCTGCTCCAGTACCACCAGTACCAGAACCACCAGCACCACCATCATTACCAGCATAGAATGATTCTAATCTAAATGAAGCACCACCAGTTAATACTGTACTAGTACCAACCATACCAGCATTAAGGGTTACTGTCTGTACTACTGATCCACTTTGAATAACTTCTACTTTACCAGCACCTCCAGAACCACCTGCTCCACCTTGATCACCTCTTACACCACCGCCACCACCTGTGGCAACCATTTTGTAAGTGTATCCACTAAATGCAACCTCATAATAACTATCAAGACCATCAGCACCAACTATGTCAGTACTTGCACCAACTCCACCACCACCAGCACAGTAACCAGCAATAGCTTCAACTGGTGTCTGATCATTGGTTGATGCAGGAATAGAATATGTACCACCTGTAATTTGTTCGTCGAACCATTCTACGTTAGAGAATGAATCGCCTGGTAATGTTATTGGTTTACCACCAATGACATAGTTATCATCAATATCATATGTTGTTGGGGCAGGTGTAGTAATTGTAGTAACTGGTTCACCTGGAAAATTACCAGCAGCATTATATCCTACTTCCAGCACTATTGTGGCAGAATCACCAGTGGTCGTGATGTCTACAAAATGACCTCTTAATGCGTTATACTTAGATGTACATAATTTAATAGTATCATTGTCAATCTTAATGACCCACCACTCAGTGTTAACTGCAAAGTTTACGTTAATAGTAGAACCTGCTGGTGGATTACCTGGTGCATATGTCATTACAGCAGGATTTGTTGCAGGATTAGTCTTTACTCTCAACTTATGTCCTGTTGCCATACCATGAGCAGTAATAGTAACAGTATCATCAACTGTATTGAATGCTGCCTGTGTTATGCTCATCTCAACTTTAGTACCAATCCCAGAAACGTTTCCATACGTTGATGCATTGGGGTCAGTAATAATATAATCTGTAATTCCATGTGAATGGAATAATGGAACACCACCTGAAGGTATGAAATAGTTTACAGATCCAGTACCATTC